GTTCTGCTATTACTATTGAAGCCTTAAATATTGAGACTGAAAATAGAACAGACCTTACAGAGAATGAGATAAAAGAAATACGTGATATCAATAGTTCTTTTGTAGAGACTATTGTAGAGAACCAATGGTTACTTGATTCTACAGAGAAATGGTGTCGTGATCGTGCTATATACTTAGCACTAATGGAATCAATTTCTTTAGCAGATGGAAAGGATGAATCCAAAGGAAGGGATGCTATTCCTAGCATTCTCTCTGATGCTCTTTCTGTTTCTTTCGATAATCATATAGGACACGATTATCTAAATGATTATGAAGACAGATATGAGTCATACCATAGAAAGGAAGAGAAGATACCCTTCGACCTTGAATTTTTCAACAAAGTTACAAAGGGCGGCCTTCCAAATAAAACACTCAATATTGCTCTCGCTGGTACTGGTGTTGGTAAGTCTTTGTTTATGTGTCATGTCGCAAGTAGTGTGTTACTCCAAGGCAAGAACGTATTATACATCACGCTTGAGATGGCTGAGGAGAAGATTGCTGAAAGAATTGATGCTAATCTTTTAAATGTTAATATACAAAATATAGTTGATTTACCTAAACCTATGTTTGATAATAAGGTTAATAATCTTACTAAGAAAACACAAGGTCAATTAATTATTAAAGAGTATCCTACTGCAGCTGCACATAGTGGTCACTTCAAGGCTTTACTTAATGAACTTGCATTGAAAAAATCCTTTAGACCTGATATAATATTCATAGATTATCTAAACATATGTTCATCGTCACGTTATAGAGCAGGTTCAAATGTTAACTCTTACTCATTTATTAAAGCGATTGCGGAAGAACTTAGGGGTCTTGCGGTGGAATCTAATCTACCTATTGTATCGGCTACCCAGACTACTCGTAGTGGTTATGGTAGTAGTGATGTTGACCTTACCGACACTTCTGAGTCCTTCGGTCTTCCCGCAACTGCTGACCTTATGTTTGCTCTTATATCTACTGAGGAATTGGAAGGTCTCAACCAAATAATGGTTAAACAATTAAAGAATAGATATAACGATCCAACAATTTTTAAAAGATTTGTTGTTGGTATTGATAGAGCAAAGATGAGATTGTATGATTGTGAGCAAAGTGCTCAAGAGAATATAGTTGACAGTGGACAAGAAGAAGAGTATAATGGGGATAGTAAACCTAAAAAATCATTCGCAGAATTTAAATTTTAATGACTAAAAAAATTGACTTTGATAAGTATGCTATATTCGTGGATGGTGTCACATCCGATTCCAGTAAGGATTATCAATGCTTTATTGAGAGTGTTAGTTCCCTTGACGGAAAGGGTGCCAATATTCAGCGGCTTCTTACTGCTGCTGTTGGGATTAGTGCTGAAGGTGGTGAGTTTATGGAGATCGTCAAGAAGATGGTTTTCCAAGGTAAACCTTGGGACGAGCATAATCGAAAGCATCTTATTATTGAGTTGGGTGACGTTATGTGGTATGTAATGCAAGCATGTAAAGCATTAGATGTTTCAATCGAAGATGTGGTAGCAGGGAATGTAGATAAATTAAAGAAGAGATATCCTGGTGGAGAGTTTAATGTCTACCAGTCAGAAAATCGTAGAGAAGGTGATTTATAATGACTGCATTTAATCCTAAGAACTTTGATCCTAAAACAGGTGCACCTAAAAATCCTCCTACGAAAGAAGAAATGTTTCGTATGTTTAGGGATCGTCTTTTAAAAGATTTACAAACAGATTCTTATCGTAAAGGAGATTATACTCTTTCTTCTGGTAAGAAGACAGATCATTATGTGAATTGTAAACCAGTTACATTATCTGGAGAAGGTAGTATTTTAGTAGGAACACTTCTTCTTGATTTGGTTGAAGATGAAACTTTAGCAGTAGCAGGTCTTACATTAGGTGCTGATCCTTTAGTAACATCTGTTGCAATGACTTCTTGGTTAGACAATACCAAAAGAACTAAACTAGATGCATTAATTATTCGTAAAGAAGTAAAAGATCATGGTACAACTTCTCAAATTGAAGGTATGCTACCAGTTCAAGGATGTAAAATATGTGTTTTAGAAGATGTAGTTACAACAGGTGAATCTGCAATGAAGGCAGTTAGGGTATTACGTGAAGCTGGATACAAGGTAGAACAAGTTCTTTCTATTGTTGATCGTCAAGAAAATGATGAAGCAGATGACTTATTTGAAAAGGAAAATATTGAATTTGTAAGTTTATTCACTCTAGATGATATTTCATACTAATGAATTACGGTGTAGACATAGAAGCAGGAGATGCTTTTGTTGAAAAATTAAAAGAAAAAGCACCAACCATTGGTGGGTTTGGTGGTATGTTTAAGGTTCCTCGTGGATATGAGGAACCTATTTTGGTATCTGGTACTGATGGTGTTGGAACTAAAATTAATATATGCAGAGTTGCTAATGACTATACAACTATAGGCCAAGACTTAGTTGCTATGTGTGTGAATGATATAATCACATGTGGTGCTAAACCATTATATTTTTTAGATTATGTTTCTACTCAAAAGATAGATGATAATCTTGCTGATATTATGGTAGGTATCCTTAAGGGATGTGAGATTGCAGGAATGGAACTAATAGGTGGAGAGACTGCCGAACATACTAGACAAAATGAATATGATCTTGCAGGATTTTGTACAGGTATTGTAGAGAAGACTGAACTTATAGATGGTAAACTTATTCAAGCAGGTGATAAGATAATTGGTTTACCTAGTAGTGGATTTCATAGTAATGGATATACTTTAATCAATGATATGTTATGGAGACAGAAGATATATTATAAGGATATGCCTGAGTTACTTACACCTACTACAATCTATGCACCATTGATTATGAAACTTTTAGAAGAGTTTCCAATAGTTGGAATGGCCCATATAACTGGTGGTGGATTACTTAGCAATTTATCAAGATGTATTCCAGAAGGATTAAAAGCAGATATAAATTATAACTCTTGGAACTTACCTGAGATATTCCAAAAGATTATGTTAGCAGGTGAGATTCCAGAGGAAGAAATGAAGAGGGTATTTAATCTAGGTATAGGATATTGCTTAATTGTTCCAGACGAAGTAGTATCAGATATCCAAAATACAATTGAAGAATCATGGGTGATTGGTGAGGTCACACATATATAATATAGTATCAAAAGTTACGATGAGAGATCAATTAATCAGAGCACTTTTAGCACACGCTAATGGAGACATTCAAAAACACGTTGCAAACGTAGAGGTTTATTTAACTAACCCTGCAGGTATCGGTGAGCATTCTGATATTACAGAAGCAATCGAAACTGAATTAAATATAATTGCTAAGTATCAAGACCAGATTGACGTAATAAATAAATATTTCAAAAAGTAATTGAAATAATGGCTTTAGAACCTAGTGAAATATTTACAGCTACTGCATTATGCTTTACTGAGCAATATCTTGATAAAGAAGTTATAAACAACGGTGTGTTGGGTGTTGTTCATTTCATGGAAGAAGCCAAAGAAATGGCTGAAGAACGGGTTGTTTTTGGGGAGATGAGGGGTAAATGGTTAGAGTTTTTTAATGATCCTGATAGTGTTAAGAATGCTTCAAACCTTGTTAATATGGTACAAGGTATATCTGCTGCAAAGGCTATAAAACAATGGATGACATCAAAACATGGTGTATCGAATCCTGTTGCTGAACATGTATATATGACTGGTAATGTATGGCCTAAAAAAGTTAAACCTCTTGAAGTTAAAGCACATGGGTTTACTGCATATAATTCTTCTGATTTAATTGTTCAACCATTTGGTCATAAGAATGGATATTATGGAGTTTCTTTAAAGAAAAAACCAAAACCAGAAGATGTTGATCCTACTTTAATTAATAAAGCATTTGATACTGTTTTAACAGGAAAGGAGTTTAGTAAAATAAAGAAAAATTTAGAAAACATACGTGAGAGTTATTTTGCTGGATTAGTTAAACAAGCTGTTAAAGAGGGATATATTAAACTTAACCTTAATGGAAAAAGTGATAGTCAACTTTATAAACCATCAAAGGCGACTAGAGAAAGTGAAGGATTTGGTAGAGTGTATATTGATACTAAAGGTAGTTTAAAAATGCCTGAGATTGGTGATGATCCTTTAAATCCTGTGAAGAAAGGATGGGAAGGTTATGGGGATAAAGCATTAGGTAGGAGTCAATTAAGATCTAGAAAAGATACTATGAGGAGTTGGGTTAATACTCAATTAGGTAAGAAGAATAAATTATATGATGGATTTTTAAAAGTAATGAATGATAATGTAGATGTATTTACTGAAAATTTAATTAATGTTACTTTGAAAACTGATTTACCAAATCAAATGAAAGCTGATAATAAAAAAGGTATGGGATTTGGTAATATGGAATTTGCTTTTGCATTAGTAACTGGTATAGGTAGAGGATCATCCACTCAAGGAAAAAGATTATATGAGTCTGGTGGAAAACTTATACTCAGTGAGGGTAAAGCATTTGATATTGATTGTGTATTAAAAGGAATTGCTCATTTAGATCATAAACCAGGAGAATATAATTTTAAAGTTACTAATAGGATGGAGTCTGAAGATGATATGGATGAAGGAGGAGCAGCAAAAGTTAAATTTGATTTAATGAAAGGTACTGTTATTATAATGCATATGGAATTAAGATATAAGGGTGGGTTTACCTCTCAACCACAATTCTTTGGTATAATGAGTAAAGACTTTAAGAAAGTATTAGAAGGTAAGTGTGTATGAAATCTGAATTGAAAAATCTTATAAAGACTTTTGAATCTGATCAAGTTGGTCAGCAGAAGTTTAATGCTTTCTTACAGTATTGTTTCTATGGTGTTAA